GTATGGAAAAATTTATTGAAGATCGTATTGAAATATGTAAAAAGTGTGCCATAGCCCGTATGACTGAATTTGGACTTAAATGTGATTCAAGAAAATATATAAATCCAGAAACAAACGAAGGTTCTTTCTTTAAGAAAGATGGATGAATTAAAGGATGTGGTTGTATTTGTACTATAAAAGCAAAAAATCCAAATAATCACTGTATTGCTGGTAAATGATAAAACTTTTTAATTGAATTAAACGAGTTGTTATAGGTTGATGAAATGTAATAACTAATAAAGAATCAGAAGAGGCTAAAAAAAGATATTCCATTTGTATGGAATGTGATGAGAAAATAAAGATTAGCAGAAATGAATATATCTGCTCACAATGTGGATGTTTTCTTCGGGCCAAGTCTCGTTCTCCTGAAGAAAAGTGTTTAAAAGGTAAATGATAATATGGAAATGAATAATGCTTATGAACAGTTGTTAAATAATACAGCTGAAACAATAATTGAAAATAATATTGAAGATGTTTACATGGGTGATGCTCAAATTATACCAGTAAATGCTAATATACTTGCAGAACCTTATGTAAGAAATCCTTATCGATATATAGAAACAACTGAATCTGGTTTAATCGTTGGAATTGAAAGTTCAAAAACTTACAAATCCAATGAAACAGGTGAAATTGAAAAGAATAATGAATTGGTCAGATGCGCAAAAGTACTAGAAGTTGGACCTGATTGCAAAAATGTTCAAGTTGGAGATGATATCTTCTTCACAGCATTTGAGGAATTAAAACTTCCGTTTAGAAAGAAAGGCTGAATTATGGTATCTGAAACACGCATCATATGTAGAATTGTTAGAAAGAATAATGAAAATGGAAATTAAAGAAAATTATTTATACTTTGCACCTGGAGATTTGGTGAAAGTAAGACATGATATAGATTACGTTCCGACTATGTTCGTGACAGAGAAAGTTAGTCGTAATATACGCACTAAAGAAGGAGATGTTGAACAAGCGTTTCTTGGAATTAAATGTCGTTGGTTTAATGCTAGCGGAGATCTTCAGGAAGCTGTGTTTAATACAAAGGACTTAATGAAAGTAGAATAAAATGAAACTGGAATTTAATGATAATAAATGTGTATCATTTGAAGGTACGTATGATGAATGGGATTGTGTTAGAGAAGAACTCTTTCCACAATGAATTGATGCAGCATCTCTTCCAAGGTTTTTAGGTAAAGATATACCAGAGCGAATACAAAATTTTTTAAAGTACAGAGCTGATGGCATTTATTGATATGATTCAAATAATAATAAAAATGTTTAAAAATCCTTTAAAATATCAACAAGGTGGACAATTAAATGAACAGCAACAACAAATGCTTGCTGCATTTATAGATTGGCTTCCTAAAAGAGTAAAAGAATTTCAGGGAATGAAACCTGATGCGATTGTTCAGGCATTAGATGGAATGTCTAAAACTCCAGAAGGTCAGAAACAAGTTCAACAGTTAATGGAACAATTCCAACAAGAATCACAATCTGTTCCATCTGCAAAACGTGGTGGTAAAATTCAAGATTTTATTTGTAAACATGCTCGTGGTGGACAGGTTGCTGGATGTGGTTGTGAAAAACATGTAGAAAAAGCACAATCTGGTTTAGGTAACTTAGGATTTAAATATCTTGGAGAAAATAGTTATCAAGATACTAATAATCCGCAGCAACATAATATTTTATCTCATGGATATGAGATAAATGGAGAAACAGTAGCTGTTCCAACTCGTGAAGGTGCCTATAGAATGGGAATTAATCCAGAAAACATCGGAGCCTATAATAATGGAAAACAAGTTTATTCTAAGGCTGCATTAGATAGGATTCGTGACTTTTATGAAAATAAATTACCTCAATCAATGGTTATAAAAGGTCAAAATGCTATTCCTGGTGGAATGCCTAGATTCCAAATAGTTAGAGATACTACTTATACAAATCCTGCCAACCGTAGAATAATGGAACAGGTCATTGTTGGACCTAATGGACAAGCGTATAGAAGAACCACTGAAAATGGTATAAATCCAATTACAATTGGAGGCTATTGGAATGGACAGTTTACACCGGAAGGTGATGTTACTATTCCTAACAATCGGTTTGACTCTTTGTTTAGAAAAGCAATTCCTAAGAATCAAAACAATACACTTAAAAAATAAAAATAATTTATGCAAATCTTTATATTCGATAACGCAACAAACTCTCTTCGAATAGACGATTATAGCATATTATTAGTAAAAGAATTCGCAAAACTATGAGAACCAGAAAGAAATAAATGTAAGGAAGATAAGAAAGGTGAAAAGCGAATTCGCGCCTATAAGGAATTCACTTACATTTATTTGGTTCTTGATTTTAAAAGTCCTTATTTTAAATATCTAGAGAAAGATAAGCATGAAGCTGCATTAGTTGATAGTGGATTGGATGAGAAAGATTTAAAAGATGAAGATTTCTTAGCAGCATATCACAAATATCAAGAAATGCAAGAGGCTGATCCAATCTTATCTTTAATTAAAACTGCATATCATACAATTTATAAGATGCGTGTGCATTTGGATAGTATTGATTTTAGTGAAGTTGATGCAGATGGAAAACCAATTTATAAACCAAAAGATGTTATTGGTGATTTAACAAGTATAAGTAAAATAAGAACTGAATTACAAGCTTTAGAGCAATTACATAAAACAAATCAAGAAGCAGCTGCTGCAGTTAGAGGAGATGTTGCTCTTGGTATGTTAGATTAATATGGACTAATATGGCTATTGATAAAGTTACAGGTAAACGTAAAAAATTGGTAAAGACAAAAGATGATATTAAGGAAGAAAAGAAAAAGAAAGCTTTACCAAAGTTTGACCGAACTTATGAAGAAGAGTTAATAAGAGAACTTTTTGAAGAAGATATACAATTAAAACAAAAACTTGAAAATCCAACAATTGTTGAGGAATATACAGGTCCATTTGTTCATCATGAAAGACCTGGAGAGGAATGGGATGTTCCAATAACAGAAAAAATTAAGTACTTTGATCCAGAACTATCTTATGAGTTAACTGGGTATCGTCCAATTACAATGGAGAAAGGACTGGATTTTGATCCAACTCCATTTTGTGAAATGGCTAACATTTATAATTCAAACAATAATAAATACACAAGTTTTCCAGAAGGTACTAAACCGTGACACGATTTGTGAAATCGGGAAGTAGAAAGAATGAATAATGGTTATACTGTTGGAAAATACAGAATAACTGGAGATAATTATTATTATTTGAATTATTATCGAATGGAGGTTGTTGATGAAAATGCAATTTCTGGTGCAGGCCGTCATTATTCATTCCCAAAATTCTTATCAAAGCAATACGAATGATTTCATTATTTGGAAATGGCTGAAATACTTCGTTTAAATGCTGTTGCTTTGAAGGGTAGAGGTGTAGGTTGGTCGGAAATGACTGCTGCAACCTCTGTTAGACCTTATACAACAAAACCGGCATATCGTGTAGTACTTACTGCATTTGATGATACTAAGTTAACATCTTTGAAACGTAAGTGTTGATATCAATTAGACTGATTAAACACTAATACAAATGGGGGTTTAAGACACGTTAGACAGAAAATCAATAACGATGATACAAAAAGAGCGTCTAAAGTAAGTAGGGATGGTACTGAATCAGGATGAATGAGTGAGATTCATACAATCGTTGCTGATAAACCTGGTAAGATTAGAGGTGATCGTACAGACCGTTTAATCTATGAAGAGGCTGGATCTAATCCAATCCTATCTGCATCTTGAATTCAAGGTGACTCTCTTGTAGAACTTGGTGGTCAACACTTTGGTACAAAAATAGGACTTGGAACTGGTGGTGATGATATGAATCTTGGTGGATTAGCAGATGCATTTAAAAATCCAAAATCATTTAAAGTTCTTCCGTTTAAAAATTATGACACTTATGATGGAAAACCAGAATTAACTGCTTTCTTTCTTCCATCACATAAATTTGCACTTGTATCAAAGTATTTAGATTCTCGTGGTGTAACAAATCATATCGAGTTTAAAAAATATTACGAAGAATATAGAAAATCATTAACTGGACAAAAATATCTTGATGAATGTGCTGAACACTGTTTTGTTCCAGAAGAAGCTCTTGCTAAAACAGGTGCAAATGTGTTTGACGCAGAATTAATATCTCAACAAATGGTGAATCTTAAGATTCACAACATGGGTGAAAAGGTACGTCATGTGGCACTTGAATGAGATAAAGATTCTCCACAATATTCAAAAGTAAATGCATACGATTCTGCTAATTCAAAGCTATTAATTGTTGAAGAACCTTTGAAAGATCCTAACGGAAATGTCTGAAATAACTTATATGTAGCTGGCATAGACTCAATTGACATGGGTTCAGATAATTCTGCTGAAGACAACGACGTATCTGATTTCTGTATTGTAATTAAAAGACGTGTATTTGGAGACAAAGAACCTAAATATGTTGCTGTATATAAAGACAGACCTCGTGATATTCGTATCGCTTATATGATTGCTCTTAAATTGCTCACCTGATATAATTGTCAAGCGATGCTGGAATTTACTAAAATTACGTTTCAACAATTCTTGAGAGATCGTAAGAAAGACAATTTATTAATGAGTAGACCGGAATATGCAGTTTCTGTTAGAGCAAAGAAAAAGCCAACTAAACGATTAATTGGAGTTCCAAGTACAGAAGCTGTAATTAAACATGGATTGGAATTAATAAGTGCCTTTTTATCCGATTATTATTACACAATTGATTATCCAGAAATGCTTGAAGAACTTCTTAAATACACCTATGAAAATAAGCGTAAATTTGATATAATTGCAGCAATGTCTTGCTGTGAAATAGGTGATGAAGCATTAACTGGAATAACTCCAATGAAACCAGCAGTTACTAACAAAACTTGACAAGATATTGGATATTATAAAGACAATAGAGGTATTCTCCATTATGGAGTAATTCCAAATAAAAAATTAATATAATGACAAAATTAGAACAAGAGGTTTTATGTATAATTAACGAAACCATAGATGGATGTTATATAGGAAAACTAAAGGTTAATGTATTCTATCCTGAACAAGTATGTGGAGATCCTGCTTGTAAACCATTAAATGATACTGTTTATGAACTTCGTTTGTACTTGGATAGATGATACACGCCTTTGGTATTTTCTTATGAAGGTACTGAAGATGAATTTAAAGAATTTATTCGTAAAGAGTTCAAAAAGAACAGATATGAACTGGTTCGTTATTATAAGATAACAAGAGAACCGATTGTTTTTGAAGAAACTGATTGGGACGATGAATAAAGAAAAAGAAATTGAGAAAATAAATCAATGTATAACCGAATTGGTCTATGATAAAACGGCATTAAGAAAAGCATATAACTATTATCATGGAATTCGTGATGCGGACCAATTTAAATACTTAGAGACAAATTTTGGAATCGGAGTTCCAACATCAATTACATTTACTCCACTTATGAAGAAACATATTGATGTTTTAGTTGGAGAATATTTGGAATTAGAACCAGATATGCAAGTTACATGTAAAGATGATGAAACAGTTTCTAAAATTCAAAGAGATAAACAATTGAAGATTGATTCTGAAATATCACAATTTCTTCAGAAATATCTTCAAAATGCTATAGTTGACATATTGATGAATTCAAAGGAACCTGTAAACGATCCTTTTATTGAAAAAGAATTACAAAGAATTCAATTAGATGTTGAAAATTCTTTTGAATCAGATTATGAAATTGCTGCACAAAATATACTTGAGTATATCAAACATAATCGTGAGTTAGATATTAGAAATAAACTCAGAGAGATGCTTACGGATTTACTTATTGGAGGTATTTGTTATTATAGAGTAAAACCGTCTGGCGGAAAAGATAATCTTGTATTAGATGTACTCAACCCACTTGACACATTTGTTGATAGAAATCCAAATGGATTCTTTTTAAATCAATCACGTCGTGCTGTTATTAGGCGTTGAATGACTAAAGATGAAATTTACGAAGAGTTTGGAGAGGATTTGACAGACAATGCATTAAGTAAACTTGATGAATATTTTACTGGAATTAAGTATGGCGATTCCTTGAACAGTTATGTTGTGGTGAATTCTGAAATGGAAAGAATGTTGGATGATGGTACTACCGATAAAGGTCCAACTCCCGGAATTCTAGCAGGATTAGAGGTTCATCCTTTATATCCTTATGACACTGAACAGTGAGCTGCTTCGCATAGTAATCGTTTAATTCCAGTTTATGAGTGTCAATGACTCGAATGAGATAGAAAGAAGAATCGTTCTGTTCTTCATGAAGGTGTTAAGATTGGATGGGACATTTACATAACTAAAGGAGAACCTGAATATTACATTAGAAGCAAGAGTGATCCACGTAGTTGTAAACTTAATTTAAATGGAATGTTCTTTAATGATAAGAATGGACAACCATTTAGTCTTATTCAAAGTACAATGTCTCTCCAAGATCGATATGACCTCTTATTGTACTATAGAGACAATCTTATTGCAACGTCTGGCACAATTGGTGACTGAGTTGATGCAGCAAGTCTTCCTGCTTTTCTTGGAGTTGAAATGCCAGAAAGAATTCAAAAATGAATTGCGTATAAAAAGAATGGTATTGCTTGATACGATTCTTCACAAGAAGGAGCGCAATTAATCAATACTACATTTAATGGTTATGATGATTCTATTAAAGCACAGGCCATTCAAGCAATTCAAATTGCAATCGATTCTGTTGAACAACAAGCATCTTCAATTTCTGGTGTATTTCAACAGAAGCTTGGACAAATTCAAGAAAGAGAAGCAGCATCTAATGTAAAGGTCGGAATTCATCAATCAACATTACTTACAAAACAGTATTTCCATGCGATGGATTTAATGCAACGTGAAGTTTATTACGATTTGTTAAATTTATCAAAGTTTGTATTTAAAAAAGGACTTACTGGAACAATTGTTCTGGGAGATAGATTAGTAAAAACATTTACTGCATTACCAGAACATTTTACAATGACTGATTATGATATTCATATTGCTGATAGTTCTGAGACTTATGTTAAACTCCAGACTGCTCAACAAATGAATATTGAATTTATAAAAGGTGGACTTGTAGATGCTGAGATGGCATTTGATATATTAGATGCCAAGAGTTTAACTGAAATGAAACATAGAATGAATAAAGCAGTCCGTGAAAAGAAAGCTGAAAACAACATGCTTCAACAGTTACAGCAACAAGTCCAGCAATACGAATCCAATCTTAAGCAAGATCAGAAAACTATATCTGATCTACAGAATGAAATCAAACGTTTGCAATCACAAGTTCAAGCAAATAATGATGCTAAACTTCAAATTGAACAAAAACAAGTTGAAATTAAAGAAAAAGAAGCTATTGATAAGAAGGATTATAATGATAAACTTATCGAAGTCAAAGAAAAACAACTTGATGCGGAAATGATGCAAATATGAGATGGAAATCCTTATAACAATCAAATAAGAGATGTATAATGGGAAATTTTAATAAAGAAATATATATGAGAGGGTGTCGTTTGTTTACAAGATTAACAGACGACCTCTCTAACATATATCAATTCATATTTTCAGAATCTGGAGAATTTTCTAATATTTACGATTGTTCAGAAGGAATGGAATATGAATTAGAAGATGATGGAACATATTATATTGTTACAATTAAAAACGATAATGCAGAATTAACAGAAACTGGACTTAAAATAGGTTCTAGAATATGAACTGCAAAAGAAATACAAGAAAACATTCAAGCAGAAAATCAAATTGTTAACATTGGATTGTATGATTTGGATGAAATTTTGTCAATTTGTAAATTAAAGAAATGTTTAGCTAATTTAGAATTAAGAATGTTCCAAGAGTTGCTCAAAAACTGTGGTTCAAATAAATGTAAAAATGAAGAACTAAAAGGTCAGAGAGATTTTTTGTTTATTGCAGTTTGATTAATTGAGCATTATATAGAATTAGGCAATATAGAAATGGCTCGTAATGTATACGAACGACTTCAAAGTTGTGGATCTATTTGTGAAACAATATCTAATAACAAAAAAGACTGTGGATGCAATGGATAATATATTAGAGCAAATTTATCATATGTTTATGCAGAAAATGACAGATTTAGAACTAGGAAATATGCTAAACGATAATGATCTTTGTAATATGTGAGATCTTATACATGCATATGAACTTTTAGATAATAATATTATAAGTTTAAAAGAACAAAAACAAATAATTGAATATTATGGCAATTAAAGGTTTAAAATCAACACAACTTGCAAATGATCCAACAACATCTGCTTTAAAATTCAACTTTAAAACTTACGAACAAAAGAATTCTCCATTCTACAATAACTCTACAAATATTGATTTTGTAACTTATAACGGTTCATTATATGTTTGTGTTGAGAATGGAGTTTCTTTTAAAGCTGGTGATCCTGCTAATAATGGATTCTTACTTTTAGTTGAAAAAGGTAAAGATGGGCGTCAAGGTGTAGATGGCAAAGAAGGTCCTATGGGTCCCATGCCTAATTATACATTGTCTTTTGATGGTAAGCAAATGGTTGTTGTGGAACAGCCAACTGGAATTCGTAAAGCGGTATCTCCAGATTTAACAGGGCCTGTTTGAGTTCCTGAATTACACGATAAGAAAATAGTTTGGACTAAAGAAGAATCTTCCGCAAATACTAGACCCGCAGACATTGATTTAGAACAACTTCGTCCTGTCGAAGAACGTCCATTATTACTCAGAACCAATTCTGATAACACTAAACGAAGCGATGAGTCATCTGGTCCAGCTAATGTAATTCAATGAAAACATGAAGGTGATGAATATTGGACAAATCTTATTTCTATCTCTGAATTAATGAATCTTACACTTGCTGGAGTAAGTTTCTGACAAGATGAAGATGATGATAATTCTTGACACTTTGGGCATAAGGAAGTTTTAAAAGCAACGTACAGTTCTAGTAAAGATGCAACAAAGATAGTTGCAGTTGAATTAGGTGACGTATTATACGATGCTGGTAAAGTTCCTTTTCCAGATAATTCTATTGATTTAGAAGCAATTAGAATTCAACTTGATGATTTAGATAGAGAACTACAATTACTTAACTTAAGAATTCCAACAAGAGTTGGGCAATTAGAAAATGACGTACCTTATTTAAAGGAAGCTGATTTATCTACTTATGCTAAGAAATCTGATATTCCTACAGATTATATAAAATCTGTAAAAGTAAATGGAACTGTACACACTCCTACTAATGGACAAGTTGATTTAGGTAATATTGGTGGAGGTTCTGGAACAGTTGATGCTTATACTAAAGCTGAATCTGATGGAAGATATATTAGAGGTATTAAAGTGAATAATGGAAGTGTTCTTCCTAAAGATGCCAATGGAATTGTAAATATAACTATTGGCGATAGTGGCACTTCTTTATTCGACATTAGATTTGATTCTTCTACACATAAACTTCAAAAAACTACAGATGGACAAACGTGAATTGATCTTGTAGATCTTGATGATTTTGGAGGTACTGGTGGAAGCGGAATGTCTGAATCAGAAATTAAACATTTAGTTGGACAGATATTGGAGGGCGTTTTAGATTCGGCAATTCCAGAATACGTTAAAGGTGCTGATCATAATTATTTTATTAGATTAAATGATCTTGCTGATTATACTACACGAGATGTTGTTGCGGCAATGATTCGTGATGCAATGACTGATCAAAACGTTGATTATTATCGTGTATTTACTTTATATCAGAGAACCAATAGTCCTAGTAGCGCTCCTGCAAAACCTGTAACTGGTGTATGAGAATGAAATACTGCTGCAGAGGTAGATAATATAGCTCTTAAACCAAATGCTTCTTCTGCATGAAGCAATCACCCAGAGAATGCTACTACTTCAACACCTTATCTATGAATGACTTCTGCTACTTATTCTTATTTAACTAAATCAGAAGTTGGAGATTGGGAAACACCAATTTGTTTAACCGGAGAACCTGGAAATGATGGTTCTGATGGAAATGGAGTTGAATTTATTTATACATTAGTAGATTCACTTGCTGAATTTAATGCTTTAACTACACCAATTGCTCCAGGGTCTGGTCCAGATTCTTATCCAGATCCATGACAAGATCATCCAGAAGGTGTTAGTGAAGAACATCCAATTGAAGCAGCTTCTGTAAGAAAATACAATGGACTTACAGAACAGTGAGAGGCTTACTGTGAACCTTTTATTTGGTCAAAGTGAGGAGAAGATGGTGTTGATGGAGATGGCGTTGAGTATATATTTCATGTTGATGCTAGTGATACATTATCAAATAATCTAATTCCTGCACAGACATTAGAAGATATTTATTATACGACTAACAATCAAATAGATTACTCTAGACCAAAACCTGGTTATGAGAATTATGATACTTCTGATTGAGTTCCAAATGGACAAAATGGACGTCCTGATCAAAACTGGTCTGATAATCCATCTGATGTTGATGAACAACAACCATACGAATGGGTTTCTATAAGAAAATATAATGGACAAACTGGGCATTGAGGTCCTTTCTCTGAGCCTAAAATTTGAGGTTTGTGAGGACAAAAGACCGTCATTCAACAAGAAGTTGTAAGTGGAACTACTGTTTATAAATCTTATAATTGTTATGCTTTTACGAGAACTAATCTTGATATTAGTGGATATCGTGTTACTGGTGGACAAGCATATGATAATCCATTAGATGGAATTATAACCAAAAACGGAAACACTACTGTTCAAATGACGTGATCCGATGGAATTCCTAATGGTACAGAACAATTATGATCGATTCAAGCGTTAATTGGAGACGAGTCTCAATCATCTGATGCAGCATGATCTAGTCCAGCTAGAGTAGGAGATAGACCTGGATTCCAAGTTGAATTTGCTGCATCTGATGCTAATACTAATGCCGTATATAATAAAACAAAAACACTTCCGTCTTTAAATAATTATCTTGCAGATACGCCAGAGGGTGTAGATGAAGTTGCTTGAAGAAATGCTACATCTACTGCAAATTGTGGTTCATGATCAGATACATCTGATGAGAATACTGTTTATATGGCCGAATCTAGAATTGTTGCTGGATCTTGAACACCTTGAAACGTTATAAAAATTAAAGGTGAAACAGGTAAACAAGGACCTACTGGTCCTCAAGGTCGTGATGGTTCTGATGGAGCTGATGGTACAGATATAGAATTTGTATATTATCGTACCGCAAATGAAAATCAGAGGCCTGGAATGTCTGAAACAGAAGGTTCTTATGATGGAACAACTGCTTCAAGTGAAGATCCTTATTTAGATGATTTCTTACCAAAAACCACTGCTAATGGATTTACGTTACAAGATGGTACATATTGGCATGATCACCCAAGTGGAGTTAATGAAAATTTAACTTGTGAGTGGGTTGGAGTTAGACACAGTTCTTATCAGAATGGAAATAAAATTTGAAATGCCTTTAATATTGCATTATGATCTAAGTATGGTGCAAATGGTCGTGATGGCGACGGAATTGAATATGTATTCTGAGGTTTAAGTGAAGCTGATGTACAAGCATTAACTAGTACTTGGCCTACACAACAAACTAGTAATAATAGAAATAATGGTGCTAATGTAGACGATTCTAATAATCCAAGACAAGATAGTAGTAATAGAGTTATTACCGATAACGAATATTTACCAGCAATCTTAATCAATAATATAGAAAGAGAAGCAGTAGATAATAATCCTGGAATTACCGATAATAAGTACGTTTATGCTTCCATGCGTAAATATAATGGTACTACTGAAACGTGAGGCGAATTTAGTGAAATAAAACTTTGGAATGAACAGAGTGATTCAGAATTAAATAATGTTGTATTAGATATTACTAATGATACTCATCCTATTTATGTTGATGAAGAAGGAAGAATTACTGATAGATACATGTCTCATAGCGGTTATTCTACTGGAAATATGTATTTATATCGTAATTTAGCACTTTTAAGTAATGCGGAGGTATTTATTAGTGATGGTTCTATAGATGTACAGATAGTAAATCCTCTCGATGAACCTGTAGAAAGGAATTGTTATGAAAAGATATCTGGCAGTTATTTAACAATGACTCAACATGGTGTTACTGCAACAGTAACAGCATCATATGTTTGAAAATACGATGATTCTAATAGTTCTAAAGTAGAATTAAAGGTAGCTTTTAATAGGGACAATGAGAGCAAGAATCCTATTTTAACAGATTCGTTTGATATTATTATAAAAGTAAAGAGTACTGTTGGAGATTACATTGGAACAGATGTATTAAGACTCGTACCTAAACATTCTGATAAGGAAATAGAATTACTTAGTGTACCTCGTACTCAAAGAACTTCTTCTGAAGGTAGCCATGATTATAGTGATTCCGAATTTAATTTCTATGGTTATTATGGATATGATGTATATCCTACTTTGGATTTACTTTCGCAAACGCATTATTTCTTTAAATATGACAATCAAACTAATTGGACAGAGTTCTACATACCTTTAAACGATTATGTAGATCCTAATTGTCAGAAATTACGTATATTACAAAATCAATATGATGGAAAAGACGATACTGCGAATGCTACAAGCGAATATACACATTTTTATTTTGATATAAATGGAAATAGTGTATCTTCTTCAAATGATGCCTTCTATGAAATCTGACTCTATAATACTGATTTTCGTGATAATGATCATGGACAATGAACACGTTGGTCTATGCAAGCGTATGTATATCCAGCTAAATTTGTTGCTAATGAAGATTATCCAATTAATGAACTTTATTTTGGAATTGGATTTGATAATGGACCGATAGATGAAGCAAACGTTCACATTGTTTATCCTGGTAAAGATGGACCACAAGGTCCTGCTGGTAAAGACGGTAAAGACGGTAAAGACGGTAAAGATGGCGAACCTGGTAAAACAGTTGTAACTTATCAATATCTTAATGGAAAAGTCATTAGAATGTCTAATTGAACCGATGATCAATTAGAGTATTCTGATGGTGAAACTGCAGTAGATGGTGTTTACTATTTAGATGTAGTTAAATATGTTTCTAGTTCTACAACTTCTTATTATAAGTGTATTTCTGACATAACATATAATAATTCTAATAAACCGGTCGATCCAAGTGATGATTCTAATAATTGAGAATTATTTACTCCTCAAAGTGATGCTTGGTTTGAAACAATGCTTGCTAATTCTGCTTATATTGAAAATTTAACTTCTAAACAGGTTGTTATTACAGATAATAATAATATTGTTGCTGGCATGACATCTGGTACAATTACCGGAACCGAACTTGATGGTGAAGTTACTCCTGGAAATGTTAGAATTTGGGCTGGTAGTACAACAAATGGTGATTTGAGTACTGCTCCATTTACTGTTAATGCAAATGGTTCTGTTAGAGCAAGTAATATAGATCTTGCGGGTGGAAATGTAAGTGGTAGTTTTACTATTGGAGCAAATGGTAGTTTCTCTACTAAATCTACTGGTTCTGGTAATATTACTCAAACAGTAATTACGTCTGGAAGTGTAACGAATACGTCTTATACCGGTTCAAGTATATCAAGTGAAGCTAAATTGGGTGATGGTAAAGTTGTAGTGGCAGACAATTTTTCTGATTTTAATGTTTATTCAGAATTAGAATCTCAACATTTGACTTTCTATAATAGAAGTAATGGAATGCCAAATTCGTGACAATCTATTACTACACCATATGTTATGAACGGTTATTATGGATCCCAAAGTACAGATTGAGGTTCAGTATTTAAGATTCAATCGATTAGTCAGAGTGCATATAATGCATTAACGGTTCCTGATAATGAAACACTTTATATCATAGTCTAATATGCCTAGTATTAAATTAGGAAATTCTACTCCAACAGGAATATACTTAGGAAGTAATCCTGTAAATGCAATTTATCTTGGTTCTACATTAGTATGAGGTTATCCTGTATCTGTTGAATCAAATAATGCATCATTACTAAATAATGATGATACTGTAACAGAGGATTCTTAATAGAATTCTGTATATAGATAAAAATCCCCGAATCAATCTCGGTTCGGGGATTTTTAAAATTAATTTGGAAAATTCATTTAAATTTATTATATTTGCGAGAAATAGTAAAAATATGAATCCTATGGAAGATGAAGTAAAAGAAATAAAATTATGATTTCCAGTAGCAAACAGATACAATTCTAGTGGTAATATTGATTATAGATTCCCACAACTTACTGAAAGAATTACAAATTCTCCATCTTGAACAGAATTTGATGAATTTGTAAAGAATATGATTACTACTTTAAGTAATCAAAAACCCAAAATGGAAAATGTACCTGTAAATAATAGAAATCGTGTTGATAATATAGGTGGATATACGAATTTTGCAGTAGGACATCATGTAGAAAGAACTGAGCATGGAGGGAATATCTAAGATTTGACATAAAATATTACGAATTTTAGTAAAATACATTCCGTTCATTATAGCAATACTTTATTTAATCTGTCTTATATTTGGATGTTTTGGAATTCAGTTATTTATTCTTCCAAGTTTAATATACGTTAGTCCTTCTTGTGGAATACTTATTCTAGTAATGTCCAAAGTACTTAAGTTTTGTATTTGACATAGATTACCAATATATTATTGTTTCTTAATGGACGTTTTATCAACAATTGATTATAAATATGGAATCGTTTCATCTAATATAAACTTAATTATTGTTTATATGATAATTACGGTTATATTTATTTTACTAGGAATGTATCTAAAAGAAAAACATAATAGAAATAAAGATAAATCTCACAAATAAGTAATCACCAAATATGCTTGCAATTAAAAAAATTTGAAGAGATAACACAATGCCTCCAACAAATTATATTTGGATGCGCACCAATGTCAAAAATGAGCTAATTGGTGTATATGAATGATTAAATGGTAAGTGACATGAAATAAATTTCGATTATGATGATAAAGATGTTTATACAAAAGCGGAAATTGATGTTTTATTACAAGTCACAGAAGCAGAAATCATTAGAAAAATATCAATTGGTGAGTACGATATTGGAGACATTGTTATAGACGATGAACTTAGTTTAGAATCAGAAAATGCAGTACAAAACAAAGTAATTACTGCCGCTCTAGATAAAAAATTAGATAAGCAAGAGTTTTATGACTCTGCAATTCCTGATGAAAACTTTCCTTGAACTTAAAAGATATGCAATTTTTAGATATACATGGTTTAAGAGAGCTTTGAAAAGCTATAATAAGAGAAGATAATAAAAATAAAACCGCTGTTAATGGAATGACTAGTGGTAGTGGCGCAAGAGTTACTTCAACTCCAATTACCATTACTGAAACTGTACAGGGACAAGTTGTAGAACATACAGAATATAATTTAAATCTTGAAAATGCAGCGGCTCAATCAGAATTAGAGAAGATATATGGAGGTACTATTCCTGCATCAGATTCGGCTGATTTAAAAACGTTAACTGGGTTAGCTTCACAAATTTCTGCAGTTTCTGTAAGTTCTACCGATAATACAATTACTGTTAGTAATGGTAGAGATTTGTCTGTAAATATAGATGGAAATACATTAGTAAAAGCAGTAAATACAGGAATAATTTCTTCTGGACTTACATTAAGAAAGACCGTACCATCAGATCAAATAGGACAGAACAATGGCGTAAAAGAAAGATTTACCTTAGTTGACGCAAATGGAGATCAAATAGGTGATCAAATTACTATATACTACGAATCATCTTTTAAAGGTGCGTCTCTTGGAAAAGGCGATCCAAATAATACAGGTGTTGATGAAGATTGCTTAATACTTCAATATATTGATATTAATGGTCAAGACGTAAACGTATATATTCCATTAGGTGATTTTTTACGTGAATCTGAATTTGGAACTGGATTAGATGTAACGAATGGAGTTGTGTCTATAAAAATTGCAAATGGTTCTGAGTTTTTATCTGCTGATGGAAATGGACTTAAAGTATCTGGAGTATCTACTGCGATAAATACAGCAAAGTCACAGGTAATTGGTCAAAGTACAGATGCTAATGATGGAACAGCAGAAACAATTCACGGTGTTTATAATTATGTAAATGAAGAATTATCCGGAAAAGTAGATAAAGAGACTGGAAAAGGTCTCTCTACAAATGATTATACCAACGCTGAAAAGAGTAAATTAGCTGGAATTTCAGAAGGTGCACAAGAAAATCTTGTAAATGATGTTCAAGTAAATTCTGTAAGTATTATAGATTCAAATAAAATTGCCAATTTAACTGTAACGGAAGGTCAAACAAATGGTTCTATTCGTGTAAATGGTACAGATATTTCGGTTCATGGATTGGGTTCTGCTGCATACGCTAATACTACAGCATTTGATGCATCTGGTGCTGCTAATATTGCTGAAACAAATTCAAAGAATTATACAGACACTAGAGAAGCAGCAATAAGAGGTACTGGAACTGGAGCTGATACAGAAACACTTACATCTTTACGTAGTTCTATTGATGCTCTAGGTGGTTCTAGTGGTTCAATTGCTACACAAATTAATAATGCAATTGATGATTTAGATGTTGCAACAGAAACTAAAAGTGCAACAGGTACTGCTGCTAACAGTGGAGTATTTGTTGTAACAGGAGTTACTCTTGGGGAAGATAATGGTAAAATAAAGGATTTTGCAGTACAATCAGTTGAAGTTGAGCGTGCAGGAACTACTGCACAAGCAATTAGTGATTTACGTGACGGATATACTGGTACATTGGATGATTTAAATACTCGTATTGATGCTATTTCTGGATCTGGATCGGGATCTATTCAAGACAGAATTGATACTGCAATAAATGGATTGGATTCTAGTATTTTAGCAACTAATGTTACTGGAACAAATAAATCTTCTAATAGTGTCGAATCAGAGCCAGAAACATATGTACTTACTGGAATTTCTATTGTAAATGGATTAATCACTAATACTGGTACAGATAATACCAAATCTATAAGAATAATGGGAATTCCAGATACTGTATTAAATGGAATATTTGGAATACAAACAACAAATTCTTAATAAATTATGCAATTTTTAGATGTTAATGGTGTAAGAAGAATTAAACAATATACAGATAATGCAATAAATGATTTAAATGATAGATTATCAAGTATAGAAAATATAACAATTCCTAGTAAAGTGTCTGATTTAACTAATGATAGTAAATTTACTAGTAATGGAAATGCTAAAATATTCTATGGCACTTGTTCGACTAGTGGGAGTAATAGTTCAAAACAGGTAACTTGTAGTGAATTTACTTCTGCAGATTTAGTTAGCGGGGTTCTTATCTATGTAAAATTTGATAATACAAATACTGCAAGTAGAACTGATCTAGTCATGAAGGTGGATAATACATCATATAAGCCAATTAGACAGATATTGAATGGTGGTCCAGGTTTTCTTACCACGAATGACAATATAATTGCAAATACTACATATTTATTTCAATATAATGGAACTTATTGGTTATACATGAATATTGATCAGGTTCGTTCAGACTGGAATGCTACTTCTGGAATGGGTGTTATATTAAATAAGCCCACATTTAAAACTTTTGGTGAAGAAAGTATTATTGGAACCGGTGATATTGAACAATCTATAACAATCTCTAATGTACAAGATGCACTTAGTTTTACTGCAGGTAATCCTTTTTGCGCAATAATTACGTGTCCTAGCAGCAAATCCATAGTAGGAATACTAAATTTTTCAGAGTCTGGTCCATGCTTATATGATATTTCTTCAGGAGTAATTTTTGCCGCTGTTAAAAATAATAAAATTCTTGTACATTATGATTATACAGGAACTTATAAGATATTGTTTCTTTATGGTGCGCATACAGTTGAAACAACAGAAGTTGATGGAACTGAAACTTCTTTTCCAATTAAAACTTATTATTCCAAACCAGGTGCTGGGATTCCTAAAACCGATCTTGCTTATGATGTTCAAACTTCATTAGGGAAAGCAGATACAGCACTTCAGTCATTCACGGAAACTGATCCTACAGTTCCTTCGTGAGCAAAACAATCTACGAAGCCGACATATACTGCATCTGAGGTTGGAGCATTGCCTGACACTACAGTAATTCCTACTGTTCCGACGAACGTATCTGCATTTAGTAATGATGCCAATTATGTGAAGTATGTCCTGTGCTCTAATGAGGCTGCATATAATGCTATAAGTAATAAAGATAGTGGAACTTTATATTTAATACCAAAAACATAGTATGTCTTATATAGGTAATAATGAATTAGGCAAGATATTTTTAGGAAATGTAGAGATAGACAAAGCATATTTAGGTAATGATTTAGTATTTAGTAGTGGTCCTAAACAATATACAATCACCCTACATCCGACATCATATGATACTGAAAACTATAGTTGAAGAACATACGCAAATATCTCAAACGGATATACAAATTCATCAAGTTCAACATATGCAAGATTCGGTATTCCAAGACCTTATGGGGAGGCTTATGTGTATTACAAGTTTGACACATCTTCAATCCCGGATGGTGCGGAAATCGTATCCGTAGCATGTACAGCACATGCTAAAGCAAGTGGAAACTCAACAACTACTCCAATCAGGCAAATTCAAATGGCAACGGGAACTACACTAAAAGGGACTGCAACAACTATAGGCTCATCAGCCACAGAGAGAACCCTTGATGTGGGAGAATGGACTCTTGCGGAGTTGCGTGATGCACGGATAAGACCCTATGCAAAAACGGGGAACACATCATCTAACTACTACCTTGATTTCTACGGAGCGACACTAACTATAACTTATACTGCTTAATTAAATATTAATCAATATGGCGAAAATCAAACAATTACTAGAAAAAGGTAATAAAATCTATCCATTAACTTCGTCTGAAGCTGTTATTTTTTCTGGAGGTAAAGACTTAAATGATAAATTAGAATATATTTATCAAAATTATGAAACATATTCTGATTTAGTAGACAATTTAGACATAGAATTTTCTGTTCCAAACAAACAAATAATTCTTAAATTAGATAATGTAGTATTATCTACAATTAATACTGATAATTTTGCAATATCTGGAGTATTAAGTGATACAGGATATAATTCTAGTACTGGAATTTTAGATTTATCATTTACTGATGGAAGTCAAGTAAGTATAAATTTAAATGAAATTCTTTCATCTATATTAGAAAATTATGCTAATGAGGTGGAAGCACTAAGAAATTTACATGTAACATTATCTGCATCTGATTATGAAACGTTAAGAGTAAAAGATAATAATACATTCTATTATACATACGAAGATGAAGAAATTGGAAGTTAACTATGATATTCAAAGAACATAAAGAAATAGTTGGAGTATTCAAAGGTGAAACTCCAATTTCTGCAATATATAAAGGAAGTAGATTGGTTTGACAAGCTATTAGATCGTGTTTTGGATCTGGAGCTTGAATAAATGAACGCCCATGAATTGTGGAGGATCCTTGAAAAAACACTAATTAATAGACAAAATGCCAAAAACAAGTCCCTATAATATTACATCTCTAAATCAAGATTGAGGCAGAGATGAGCAAACAGGTTTACCTTTTAGTGGTGCAGCTGTACAGCAGTTTATTAAATCAAAACTTGGCGAAATAGCTAAAGCTTGTCACTTTGATTCAAAAGATGCAACACTTAGATGGTTTGCATCTGAAGAAGCTTATAATAGATATATAGATAATCCAGAAGACAAATCAGAAGTATTATTTTCAGTTCCAATAACATTTACATCAGAGTTATTTAGAATAAATATAATTAACAACAACAATACTACAACATTAAATGTAGCAACCAACCAAGAAAGTGTTAATTTGTCTCTTGGATTTGAGGTTCAAAGAAAAGCTGTAACTGAGTCTATTTGAACAGGAACGGAAAGAGCTGTAAAGATAGCTGCATATGTAGACGTTGGTGCCACAGGAACATATGTACAAATTCACGAACCTATTTTGTACGGACATACACAAACGTATGAATTAGATGTAAGAAGTTATCTTGCTGAAGGACAAAATAGAGTAAAAATTCAGTTATCTGATGAAGAAGATCCAAATATATCAACTTCTATTACATATGTTATAAATCTCACAAATTTATTTATAGAACCTCTTAATAACACTTGGTATAAACCGATTATTGAAGGTGGTGATGAGTCTGATTATAAATTAGGAGGATTTAGAATTGTAGGTTCTTTAAACAAAACATTACATTTGGATGTTTATTCAGCAATGAGTGATGTAAAATTAAGAGAGTTTACATATGATCTATATACATCTTCTTTTGATGCAACGCCATTCAATTATACTCGTGCTTTTGGATTTAATTTAGGACATCAAGATGGAAAGCCTGATTTGCCAACAGGTGTGTATATGGTATCTGCTTACCTTACTTCTGGCACTGGAAACGATATGCTAAAAACAGATGCTTTTAATTATAATGTGATGTATATAAGAGCAGAGGATGTTAGTATAGCAGAACTAGTGTGTGTAAATAATGTTGCAGATGAAATATATAATTACACAACATCTAAAATGTTTAATTATTCCATATATAATAAAGGAATGATGACTGGTTCTCCATTTATTTCTGTTAATCAGGTTACAGGAACCAGTCCTACCAATATAATGGAGGAAACATTATCAGATGTTGCTACAACACAAGAACAAATATTTGAAGTTCCTTTACAATGACTTACTGAAGACACTCTCAATTTGTTTGTTACTGCAACAATGGTATTTGGAAACGAACAGTTTGTTAGTGTAAAAGTAAACAATCAAAAAACGTTTCCTCCTATTCGCGGGTTTGATTTTTATTTAGATTGCTCTTCTAGAAGTAATTCAAACGCAAATCGTACAAAACTTATAAACGAAGTAAATAAAGCTCAACTCACCCCTGTATGAGATAAATTAACATGAGTAGACGGTGTTGATGGGTGAATTACAGACAGTATTGATAGAAAAGGTTTGTACATTCGTGCTGGGTCTAGAATGATATTGCCGTTTACAGAGCAAACAATAATGAATGGCGAAAATACAACCGTTGAGTTATGTTATAGAATATCGAATGTTGCTGATTATAACGAAACAGTGATTAGTATAATGGACGATCGTAATTCAGAAGGATTCCGTGGCATAAGAATTAAACCAACTAATATAACCGTTCATTCTAGTGAAGATAGTACTGCGGCTAACGATATTACTAGAGGTGTAAATCTGATGGATGAAGAAATTGTTCATTTTGTACTTACTATTGCTAGAAATTTTGGAAGACAAGGAATGAATCTTGTTACTGGTTATGTTAATGGATGTAAGAATTTCCAATTTTCATATACTACTGGTGCTCAATGATTGGTTCAGGGCCCTCTTATTGTTGGAGCCGAAAAGTCAGACGTTTCTTTATATTATTTAAGAACATACCCCTCTGTACTATCTGATTCTAACGTTCAAGACAACTATATAAATTCTATAAAAGATATCAATGGAAGACAAGACCTACATGATTTCCTATTTTCTGTTACAGAAGCAAACGGAAGTACAATTAGTTATGAAAATGTAAAAAACCATAATAAAAATTTCTTTGTATTAGAAATGCTAAACGGTGCTTCTGTTCCATCACAAGCAAATGGTTGAGCTAAAGACACTGTTGGATATTCTAATCTAGAAATGCACTATGGTGAACATCCAGAATGAGACTGAAAAATAAATAATGTTGAAACCAGTGGTCAAGGTACTACGTCTATGGGTTATTTCCGTTGGAACATTAGATGAAGAATTGATAAAAGTCCTAATAAGAAAGTTGGAATACAATATCTTACTACTAGAACATTGTCTGCCGGTAAATATCTATATGATTGAAGCGATTTAAACCAAGGTGGCTCTATTATATATGATGGTTCTGGAATGCATCCAAACGTTAAAAGAATAACCGCAAAAATCAACTTTGCATCTTCTATGCAGAGTCATAAAATCGGAGCAACAAGAGCATATACTGATTTACACGATAGAGTGGGATTAGAAAATGAAGCACAGACGTTTGCTAAAAATCATAATTTACCAATACCTACTGTTTCAGTATATGAATACCCAGCTTATGGTTTTGCTAAAGTAGGAGATGGATACGTATTCATAGGTTTGTTTACAATTGGTCCAGATAAGGGCGATAAGTCTACTTTCGGATATGATATTGATAATAGTATAAAATCTGAATTAATAACATTGGAAGGTTCTGATCATGACCGTAGAGTTGTGATGTTTAGCCATCCTTGAAACGAAAAGATGATTTATAGTGCGTCTGATGAATTCTTAAGTTTACTTCCTTATTCTGGTAATAAACGTGGAGGATGAGAAGTAGGTAACTGTTACGGATATAGTACAGATAAAGCAGCAGATGAAGCAAATATACAATCCGTTCTTGAAACTGAATTTAAACCAGCATATGATGCAGCATTTAATAATTCTACTATGATATTTGGAATATCTAGATCAGAATATAATAATGCAACTCCGTCGCAAATTGTAAATACCATAAACAACGATGCGGCTGGTTTTGGAGCAATCGTAAGAGAAGGAAATCGACTTGCTAATTCAAACTATCAATTCTGAATAGAAGGAGAATATGTTCTATATTATGTAGATCCAGAAACTGGTAAATATGTTGCAGGACAAAATCTAGCTACAGATCACGGAACGCCTACAGGAGATACTATTGATAAACAAAACGAATGATTTAAAGCAAGACGTAGACAAAGATTTAAAGAAATTGCCGAAAATTATTGAGATATTCAAGATTGTTTGTTCCATTATGCGTTTATTATTTGTATAGGTGCTGTAGATAATTTTGGAAAGAACACTTATCCATACAAAATGAAATCTTTTGCTGAAGGAGGTAAATGAAAGTGGCGTCAAGATGACCTTGATTCTATTTTAGGAATTAATAACTCTGGATATGATAGTATTCCTTCTTGGTCTGAATACGAAGACATGGTAGCAAGAGGTGCTGTTTATTATGGTGGTTCTGCATCTGTTTTCTGGACACTGATTCATGAATGTTATATGGAAGATTTCATTAGTACAGAAACAAATCTTACTACTGGTGGAATTCTATCTATGGGAAAAGAAATTCTTAATGCTATGAGTGTTGCATCTGGTGGTGTAAATATCGTTAGTGGTGTACTTGATTATTTTAATAAAACTTTCTGAAATAACGCACAAAACTATTTCCCACAATCTGCATATAATACAGACGCTGCATTTAAATATGAACAAGCCTGATTAGCAGGAGCTGTACAGCAAGCACAACCGCTTCCACAATCATTAGGAAATCATTTCTCTGCAGAATATTTATGAGTATATAATCGTGTTATATATTTATTATCATTATTTAGAGCGGGTCCTTTTGGAGACTATTCTAATAAAGCATTAGGTACAATTTCATTTAGACCAATGGCTTTGCCATCAATAACTGTTACACCGTTCTATAAACTTTATCCTGGTTTAGGCGATGGTACTTCTATGGTAAATGGTACAAGAACGAACGCTGGAGTTCCCTACACTTTTGTCGGTCCATTCTCTGGAATGGGTGAAACAACCATGTACATAAACGGTTCTAATCTATTATCATATCTTGGAGATTTAAAAGACTTAAATGTAAGTTTAACGCACACTCCTGTATTAGAGATTAACGGAAAGAAACTATCTGCGTTTAAAATAGGAGACGAGAATAAATTTACAAATGAATTACTATCTCCTGCTGTTTATTACACACAAGAAGAGATTGATAATGCACAAGAAGGAGACGATGCTTATGGTAAAACCACAGAGGATATAAAAACACCTGCTGTTTATAAATTGAATGTTAATACGAATGTTACAGCACTGTCATTTGAAAATGTTCCTTGTCTAGAATCAATAGATGCAAGAAATGCTTCTAGTATACAAGGTATTGTTGATATTTCTCCTTGCACGAGATTACGTGAGGCTTATTTTGATGGTACTAATATAAGTGGTGTTGCATTCGCTAATGGACAACCGCTTGAATATTTATCTCTTCCTGAAACAATTTCTACATTATCTATGAGAAATTTAAGTTATCTTACTTCTGAAACATTACAATTACCAGAAGACTTATCTAACATTTCTCTACTGCAAATAGAAAACTGCGGATTTGATGCTGTAGAGCTTTTGTCTGAAGCATATAACTCAGAAAATTCAAGTTTAACAAATATATCTATAACTTTACCAGATATTGTAGAAATCGATAGCGGATTATTAGATATGCTTTCTAATATTGCTAGCGATAAAGATAAAAACGGAAACCCTAGATCATATCATGGAGTAAATTCAGATGGTTCTCCTGCAGATACAGGAACTCCTAATATCATTGGCTCTGTTAAAATGAGTACACCGTTCTATCCTTCTACATTTACTGCTCTCGGAATGAATCCAAACAACGAAAGAGATTATGGCGATGGATTAAAGATAAACGGTATTACAAAACTTGGTGCATTACAGTTAATATATGACGAAAATAATGTGTATCTTGAATTTGAAGATCCTTTAGTGAAACAAGTCTGCTCTAACACATGAGGCGATGGTGTTGGATTAACGACAACAAGAGCCGCATCTTTAACTTCTATAGGAACTACTTTTAGTGGTAGAGCTATTAAAACATTTGATGAATTACAATATTTTAATAAATTAAGTTCTATTAATTCTCGTGCATTTAATAGTTGTGCATCTCTAGAAGAAATAACATTACCAAATAGTGTTCAATCTGTAGGTAGCTATGGATTTGCGTATTGTACTAAGCTAAAGAATTTAGTTATTCCTGATTCTTGTACTAGTATTGGAGAATTTGCATTTATTCAAGACACATCTCTTGTTAATTTAACTATAGGTTCTGGTGTACAAACAGTAGACACTACTATGTTTAGTGATAATAACGGTACACATTATCCAGGGAATGGAACTGGAACCTTATGGATTAAACAAAACTTTGATTGAGATTCTGTTCGCTATACAAATATACAATTTAAAAATCTTGTTGTTGGAAAAAATCTTACTAAGAACCTTACAGTTACTAATGGTGGTACTTATGTAGAAACTATAAGAATAGGAGGTGATTATATTAATACTTCCGGAAATGGATATTTAGTTTATGCAGAATCAAACGTTACTCGCAATAGTAAATTAGCATTTGTTGAAGTAATGGGTGCAATTAATATTTTAAACAACTCAATGTTATATAATAACGTAAGAGGTATGATAGACGGCTGTATTGTGCATCTTGGATATGACGCTTATACTAACGGAACAGTTCCTTGCACGCCTAATAGAATTCCAGCATCTGCTTCTAGAATATCTAAGATATATGTAGGTAAAGGTGAAGATCCAGAAGAAGATAACAACATCCTTTCTGTATATGCAAATGATGAAGGTTGGGGAGAATATATAACTAATGGAAAAGTGGATACTTGATGGAATTATATTAATTCTGAAAACGCCAATCCAGATTACATAAACGGCCCTGTTAATAATTAATAATTTAAAATTTTATGATTATGGAAAATGACAAAGAATTAGAAGAAATTTTTGAGAATAAGAGGTGAACTGCTAAAGTTTACTTATGTATTGAAGCATTTGTTATAGCAGTAGTTGCTATAATTGGCTTAATATTTGGAAAGATTGTAGAAGCCACTTTATTTGAAGAAATTGCTAAATGAGCACTTATGGCCGTTGTTATTGGTTTAATTGTATGTGTAATATGTTTTGTTCCAGTGACAATGTTAAGTAATGCAAGACGCAAACTTCGTCCGCAATATGGAAAAGGTTGGTTTAAAGAAGCATTAACCTACGTATTTAGAAAAAAGAAGAAATAGTAATGTTTTAATATTATAAATCCCTGTAACTGAATAAGTTATGGGGATTTATTTTTTATTTAGCATTGTGTTATTTTCAGTCATTTATATAGTATCTTTGCACTGTTGATCAACAAGTATCTTTATGTTTAACTTTTAAATTTATTTTAAAATGGCAGACGAAAAAACTTATGTATTTGATGGTGCATCGAGCAACAATATTCCTCTTGCTTATGCTCTTAATAACAATGGTTGAAACAACGGTGGACTTGGCCTCGGTGGATGGGGCGGTGGAATCGTTGGTTTCTTACTTGGTTTAGCCTTTGGTGGCGGCTGAGGTGGCTTTGGTGGCTTCGGTGGAAACGGATTCGGTGGAGTTGGTAATATGGTTAATTCCGACAGTAATCGTGACGTTGTTCTCCAAGCTATTAATGGTACTGATGCTGATGTACGTCAATTAGCTACTACATTAGGTATGAACTATGAGACAATTAGCCAAGGCATCTCTGATGCTCGCTTAGCACTTGCTAACGTTGGTTCTCAGGTAGGTCTTTCTGGTTTACAGGTTCAAAATGCAATTCTCTCTGGAGATGCTTCTATAGTTGCAAAACTTCAGGAATGTTGCTGCGAGAATAGACTTTTAACCACTCAGCAAGGTTACGAAGCTCAACTTCGTACTATTGAACAAACCAATCAATTAGGTTCTCAGGCCGATAGAAATACTGGTTCTATCATTAATGCAATTAATGCTCAAACAATTGCAATGAACGATCAATTCTGTGCTCTTAAAGAACGTGAATTACAGAACAAGATTGATACTCTTACTGCTAGTAATACTGCTCTTAAGACTCAAATTGATAACGCTAATCAAACTGCTGCTGTTGCTGCTATGCTTGCTCCAATTCAGAAAGAAGTTTCTGAAATTAAAGCCGCACAGCCTTCTACTGCGACAGTTCAATATCCCCAATTAACAGCTATTCCTTCATATTATCTCTATGGTAATGGTGTATGGAGTGGATTTGGCAGTGGATTTCCTTTTTATAACGGAACAGGCTCCATTTGGGCTTAGGTAGAGGAGGACCTATAATTATGGGTACTAACTTTATCTATAACCGAGTAAATATTAACGGAATTCCTTGTATTGAATCAAGGAGTATTACAGAAACTACTACAGCTGTTACATTTAATTTCAGTCCTAGTTTATATACTAGTTCTAGATTTTCTGGTTTAATTGCAGTAAGAATTGAAGAAGCTGCTGCAGCTACTGCTGATGCACTTCCTGTAAGCTTTAATGTACCTAGTATAGCTAATTCCACTATTGCGTTAACAACGTTTAGTGGTGCTGCTGTAACTGGTGCTGATTTAGATGCTGGAATTCATCTTGTCTTTTATGACAGATATAATGGAGTTTTACAATTATTAGTCTAGTTTAATCATGTTTCAATCAGTAAGGCCAAATAGTCCTATTTATGTGTTACATAAAGGGGATAATCCTCGTTTAGAAACGGGGTATGTAATGAATCAACCCATCCCGAAACCCAAATATCAAATTCCTCATACATTTGGGCAACCTCAAGAAATGATAGTAGATTTAGTTATTAAATTGAATGATATGACATTTAATATGAATTCAATTCCTGCACAATTAGATATTGCAGATTCTTATAGTAATGGAGAGAATCTTGTTATATCTGATAGTAGAGAGGCAATGAATTCAGAGATAATTAGTTTAAAACAGAAAAGTATTGATATTTTAAACAGTATGAATTATCATAAAAATTTAATAACTACTTATGATAAGATATTATCTGATTTTAATCCAGAAGTTGCAGAAAAACAAGCACAACAACAAGAAATCAGTGAATTACGTGCTCAAATGAATGAGATGAGTAGGAACATGTCTTTGCTGATTGAACAATTAAAATCCAAAGGAGGAAAAACTAATGAGAATGTGGGAAATTAGAGAACATGGTCGCGGATATCGCAGCATGCGTGACGAAAAATCACCAGAAGAAGCATACGAATGTGGCTACGAAGATGGCTACGAGGATGCAATGGAAGAGATAGAAAAAGGAGAGCATTCTTATAGAATGTCTTCTCGTTCTTATAGAGGTTCAATGCGGAAGTATTAATGAGATTAGATGCAAGAGATAGTTTTCCTTCAGGAATGGAGGAATACTTAGCTCAATATGGTTGACATTTCTCTAAAAAGATGTTTGAATGAGTTGCTTCTAGGATGTATAAGAAAGATCCAAGTGGTAAAAAAATTAAAGTTCAAACTCTTACTAAAGAAAATGTCGATGAGCTTCTAAAAAGATACGGAATAGTTCTGGATAATAAACATGGCTATGATTACGTATTTGCAGCAAATATGTGTAAAGCTGATTATTTAGGTTCATCTGTTCCTGATGAGCAGCATCTTGCATTATTTGTCAAAGATTACGTGGATGATCCAGATGGATATCCAGAATTACCGTTTACAAGATTTTATGCAGATTGTATTGGAACTGGAACTCCAATCGATTGAGAAGATGTAATTTAATATGTTATTAGGTCAAGAATTTGAATTAAAGAACTGAAATTGAAAAGTCAGAGTCTTTTATGTTGTAGATTTTATTCCAATAGATTATATTATTGAAGAATTAAAAGGGATAGGGTGTAATCAAAAAGATATTGACAGTGCTATAGATGTATTGAATAGTGGAAAACCTAATAAAGGTATTACATTTTCAAATGACATTAAACGCGAATCAATAACAGTAATTGGAGAAACATCTTGTCCTGCAGAATTCAATGATAGCTACGATCATGAAAAAATTCATTTAGCTATGCATATTGCTAAGGAAGATAATATAGATCCATTTGGAGAAGAACTTGCATATTTAGTTGGAGAAATAGCGTTTCAGACATTTCCAATTGCAAAACAATTCTTATGTGAACACTGTAGAAAAGAAATGGAATAATTTATTTAAGGCGAGAAACTGAAAAGTTTTTCGCCTTTTTATTTGCTTTTTTCGAAAAAAGTTTTTATATTTGCCGGTGAATGTATAAATATGTAAGAAATATGAATAATTTAAAATTAACAATTGGATGTATTTTATTAGCTTTATTTGTTGGATTGGGTTTTGTGATTTATCAACAATCTAGACACATAAAAGAATTAAATAATTCTTTACTTGTTGCAACTAATAATAATAAAGCGTATGAAGCAGAAAGAGATTCTTTGAAAGATAATGTTATTCAATTTCAATTTACTATTGAACAATTAAATCATAGTAACGACTCTTTGTTAAATAGATTAAATGAAGTTAGAAAGAAATTGAAAATAAAAGATAAAGAAATAAATGAACTACAATACTTTGCTTCTTTAAGTCAAAAAAGTGATAGTATTTTTGTACATGACACAATCTTTCAGAAGGGGGTTGTATTGGACACTTTAATCGGAGATGATTGAAGTTCACTTGCTGTTCATGCAGAGTATCCAGGTATTCTTAATGTTGATTATTCTTTTAAAAATTCTACAGTTGTTCTTATGCACAATTCTCGTGTTACTGTAGATCCTCCAAAGAAGTGCTGATTACTAAGATTGTTCCAAAAGAAGCAAACTATTGTAGAAATTGATGTCGTACAAGAAAATCCTTATTGTATTAACCAAGAACAGAAGTTTTTGAAAATTATTAAATAATTATTAAAAATAAATTTGGAAATTACAAAAAAGTTTTTTATATTTGCGGCGATAAATATGTATAACACTTAAAATGGACAAATGCTTATGCCAGATGATTTAAATCAATTTAGAGGGTTACTTGACGATCCCGTTGAGGAACCGGAGGTTATTGAAGAACCCGTAGATCCTACAGACGAGATTCCACTTATTCCAGATCAGCCTAGTGATGATAATCCGTCAGTTACTGATGATGGTGAACAATCTAAGCCAGATGAGAATAACAACAGTGGTGAGGATGATGATGTATTAACAAGTTATCTTAAATCTCGTGGAATTAAGGACCCTACAAAACTTCAGTTTGAGAATGATGAGGGTGGAATTGATGAACGTGACTTCAATTCTCTTTCCAAAGATGAGCAGTTGACGATTCTCAAAGAACTCGCATCTTCTGAATACACAGATTATGAAAAAGACGTTATTAATTATCTAAGAGTCAATAATACTGACCTCCAAGGTGTTATTAATTACTTTCAAAATAAAGCAATTGAAGATTATTTAGCACAGAATCCAGAAGCAGCACATCAGAAATCGTATTCAATTGATGATTATTCTGATGACGAACTTTATATTGCTGATTTGGCTGCAAGATTCCCTGATTTTACAGAGGATGAATTAAATGCTAAACTGGAATCTGCAAAAATGAACGAAGATGTCTTTAAGAAAGAAGTAGATTCTCTTAGAACATTCTATAAAGGTGAAGAAGATAGACAGGCCGAAGCAGCTAAACAGAAGGAACAAGAAGATTATCAGAACCTTCAAAATACTCTATTAAACACTCTTAATGGATTTAATGAGGTTGTTTTAGATGCTACGGATCCTCAAAGTGATTCACTTGAAATTGAAGATACTGATAAACAAGCAATGTTACAGTATTTGCTTGAACAAGATAAAGATGGACAAAGCCAATTTGATAAAGATTTATCAGATCCAGCTGCCTTGATTGAAATCGCTTGGTTACGTACACAAGGAAGAAACACTATTAGTGGACTTACTCAGTACTGGAAGAAAGAACTAGCAGATACAAGAAAGGAGCTTGCTAATGTTAAGAAACAGTTGGAAAAATATCAAAATAAAGACAACGGGGCAAATGTTGTTGTTAAACCTAGAGCTCCAAAAGAGAAACCTAAGACAGTAAATGAGCTCTGGGATATGTATAATTAATTAAATTTTAAGAAAATATATGATTAGAATTGGTGGTTTTACTACGGTTCGTCCTGAACCGCACACTACGAGAACGTACGAAGACTTCTCAAAATTTTTGGGTGAACTTAACGCCCAATTAAAATCTTGTGAATTGCTGGAAGCCCACCAACCCAATTCTATTTAACATTTAATAAAGTGTAATCATATATTGTAAGGGTAATCAGCAGGTAAGCCAACTGTTAACAAGGTTGGAAACTTCAACGACTAACGGATGAAACTAGAGTGACTTACTAGAATATAATTCCGACACGAGCGCAAGACATCATAGCCAAGGGTGATTGATGATATAGTCTGGACATACAAAATGGTAAATTGTATGATATTGAAATTAAATGTTTCAATGGTAACAAATCAGTTAAGCCGGCTAGACTCGGTCTAGTTGCAACACTTTATGATCAGTACACTTTCACAGGTCTTACTGATGCTCTTATGAATACTTTCACTAATGAAAAAGTTTCCAAGAATTCTTGGCAGCGCATTAATGAATATCTTTATGAGTGGGAGCTTGAAGTAAACCGTATTAAAAGAGTTCCGATCATTTCAATTCAAGGTAATGGTGCTAATGCTTCTGATATTCTTATCAGATTCCCTGAGAACTGGTATCAGAAGTTCGATACTTTCATTATCGAAGATCTTCGTCAGTATGTAATTGTTTTAAATCGTCCTCAGCGCATTGCTGACAACTGCTTCCTTGTTGTAGGTAAGCTTGTTGATAGCGATTATAGCGCTCAGCTTCCTGATAGCTTTGTAAATAATGCTGCAGGTCGTTTAACTCGGTTTGTAACTAATTACATGCCCGAATTAGTAATAGTTCCCTTATATGGTGACATATATTGAATAACCTCTTTAACTGTTGGAAACTCCTATATAATTTATATCCTTATATAGGACAATCAACAACCAAGCCAAATTAATTTTATTTGGAAGGCTTAACGACTATCGAAATGGTAACACAAAAGAAAAATTTGTGTGAGTAACAGAGTAGAGTACACAGAAAAATACTGTGGAAACGGGAGGCAACTCAATAACGGTAAATAGAAATTGAGTTGATGATATAGTCTGGACTTTATGGTAACATAAAGATAACAAATTAATCGTACACGAAGAAGGATATACCAAATA